GGCTCTGAAGATAACTTCGGGGTGATCGTCGCTGGTCACGATTCAGCGATTGCGTCAGCGCAACAGTTGAACAAGACGGAAACATTCCGTTCGCCAGACACATTCTCGGACATCGTCCGGGGTATGCAGTTGTATGGCCGGAAGATACTTCGCCCAGAAGCAATCTTCACAGCTAACTACAACGTAGCATAGCAGATACTGTGGGAGGCCTTCGGGCCTCTCGCACATTTGTATGAAGGGTGATTCATGCCTACAACCTTTATCGACTTAACGAATACTTTGCTCCGTCGTCTCAATGAAGTTGAGTTGGCGGATACTGACTTTGTAGGCGCTCGTGGTGTACAGGCTCTAGCCAAAGACGCTATTCGATCCTCTATAGCTAAGGTAAACTCAGCGGAGTTCGAATGGCCCTTTAACGCAGCCGAGCACACACAAGTACTAATTCCCGGCACAGAAGAATATAGCTGGCCTGACTTCTTTAAAAGCCCCGAGTGGAACTCTTTCCAAATACAGAAAGACGCAGCACTTGGAACAAACACAAAAGCACTTACATTTGTAGAACGTGATTACTGGTACCGCAGCCTTCGCTCTGAGGATCAGGATTCAGGATCTACAGGTCGAGGACTACCTGAGTATGTCTTCCCATCCCACGGCAACGGATATGGTGTAAGCCCTTCCCCAGACAAAGCCTACACCGTTAAGTTCCGTTATTTCATTACTCACTCTAACCTACAGAACCCCACAGATGAAACACGGGTTCCCACGATCTACGACCACATCCTAATCGATGGTGGTCTTTACCACATGTACATGTTCCGAGATAACACCGAGGCGGCTAACGTCGCTATGGCTCAGTTTATGCTCGGCATAAAGGAGATGCAGACGGTCTTGATTAATAAGTATCAGAACGTCTTGGATACTCGGGTTAACTTCTGATGCCAGATAATATTCAGTCCTTCAAGGTGGTATCAGTTGGAGGCCTAAATGCTACACAGAACCACCTACAGCTTAGTGAAGACGCCCCGGGCGTTGCCACTCGTTTGGTTAATTACGAGCCGTCTCTTTTTGGCGGCTATCGTCGTATCGATGGTTTTACGAATTATGGTAACGACGAAACGGTTGGCGGAGACGACGCAGAGGGAAAGGTTCTAGGGCTAGAGATATTCTTTAACGAGAACACAGACGCCTCTGAGGTCATCGCAGCTCGTAAGGATCGTGTATATACATTCACAGTTACGTCTGCAGCACAGAGTAACTACACGGGTAGCGACGATAATGGGCGCACCCTTACAATCACAAACCCCACCAACCTAGTGGTACGAGTTAATGGTACAGTTCAATCGTCATCAGCTTACTCAGTTATTGGTGACACAGTATCGTTCTCTACAGCGCCTGTTCTGGACGACGTGGTTACCATCGATAACCAACAGTATTCGTTCTATCGTGCGACCTTGGCTGGATCGTGGGCGAAGTACAATACAGGGCTTATACACAACACTGCTACAACGAGTGCAGACCGTGAGGTCAAACGTCTTCGAGCTGCCAAATACAACTTCGGGACTGGTGGTAAGATTTGTTTTGTTGATGGCGTTAATAACGCTGTTGTATTTGATGGCCTGAACTGGGTTTATCTTGACCCAACAAACTCAGGCGGATCTAGTTCGCCCGGCGGTCTTAACGCCCCAGCAAGGCCAGAAGTTGTTAATGCATTTGAAGGCTATCTATTTCTAGGCGGCGATCAGGTTGATGCAGACGCTGTAGCGTTCTCAGATACACAGAACGACCTGAACTTTGATCCTACAACAAACTCAGATATTCTACGTGTAGGCTTCGACGTTGTTCAACTAGCGCCATTCCGAAAAGACCTTTTCATCTTTGGTCGTAACCAGATTAAAAAGGCGGTTGAAGATAATGACCTTGTGTTCGTTATTGAGCCAGTTACAGCTAACATGGGCTGTGTTGCCCGAGACAGCGTCGTTGAAATTGGTGGTGACCTTGCCTTTCTAGCACCTGACGGTATCCGTCCTGTGGCTGGTACGTCTCGTGTGGGTGACGTTGAGATTGAGACGATCTCCAAAGCTGTACAGACGCTGCTATCCACGCTCGGTGATCGATACGACCTAGACGAGCTAGTAGGCGTCGTCATCCGTACCAAGTCCCAGTTACGATATTTCGTGAGCGGTGATGAGTCTACGGTGGCAGAAGCCTTCGGAGTTATCGGCGGACTTCGCACAGCGGACCAACAGTTAGGTTGGGAGTTTGGCGAAATGCTTGGCATGAGAGCCAACTGTGCTGTCTCAGACTTTATTAACGGCGCAGAGGTTGTCTTACACGGCGACTACAACGGCAAGGTATATCAACAGGAACGAGGCACAAACTTCGCTGGTGAGAATATCGTAGCCGTATATTCAACGCCCTTCTATGACTTTGGCGATACTGAGGTACGCAAGCACGTAAAACGTATTAACACATTCATCCGAGCCGAAGGTCCGCTGACAATCAATATGGGCCTGACCTACGATTGGTTCGCTGCAGATACAGTTAACCCAGCAAACTACGTCGATGAGATCACAGGTCGTCCTGTGCAATATCGTGGGCAGAATGTGAACTATAATGCGCCCGGCATCTTATTCGGTGGTTCTGACAAACCCATCATTAACACCGCAGTAGAAGGCAGCGGTTTTTCAGTTCGAGTTACTTACGTGACTATTGGTGATTTTGAGCCGTACTCCATTCAAGGCCTCGTCATCGAATACACACAATCAGGGAGACGATAATGGCTGGATATACCCGGCAGTCCGCAGCATCTATTATCAACGGCGAGAACATCACAGCTCCGCCGCTTAACGCTGAATTCAACCAACTTGAATCCTCGTTCAATGATACGACTGGACACGCCCACGACGGAACTACAGGTAACGGTCCTAAGATTGACCTGACTACATCCATTACAGGTTTCCTTCCTGCCGAGCATGGTGGCTTTGGCGGTAAGAACAACTACGTGGCTACAACTAACCCGGGCGTTGGTGATGATACCAATGATGGTTATGCTGTAGGTTCTGTATGGTACAATGTTCCCGATGATCGTTACTGGGTATGTGTATATGCTGCAGCCGGTGCAGCCGTATGGCTTGAGAACCGTTTCATCGATACTAATGGAGACATTGCTCCGTTTGCCACTGATACTGTAGACCTTGGCGCTACCCTGAAGCGTTTTAAGGACTTGTTCCTATCAGGCAATGCAGACATCGATGGTACGCTTAACGTAGCCACAACCGCATATGTAGGCGGCACACTGACTGTGGCGGGAAGCACACTACTGAATGGTGACATCACCCTTGGTAACTCAGCCACTGATGACATCAACGTCACAGCTCGGTTTAAAGATGATCTTGTGCCCGGCACAGATGACACTTACGACCTTGGCTCTAGCACTCTACAGTGGCGTAATATCTGGATCGATGGCACAGCTAACATCGATACACTAGACGTACATGAGAATGCGACAGTCACAGGCACATTAGGTGTTACTGGTAATGCTACATTTGCTAATCTAGACGCTACAGGTACCACCACAATTACGTCTGTGGATTTGAATTCAGGTGCGATTGATAACGCCACTATTGGTGCAACCACACCCGCCGCCGCCACAGTAACTACATTGACCTCTACTGGTCTAGCTACACTAGCTTCTGTAGATGTTAATGGCGGTAACGTGGACAATACGGTTATTGGCGGGACGACACCTGCCGCAGGTACATTCACCAACCTGACATCGTCTGGTACATCTACTCATGCCTCTGTTGATATCAATGGCGGTAATATTGACGCCACAGTTATTGGTGCATCGTCTGCAGCCGCAGGCAGCTTCACATCCCTGACTACATCAGGCCAAGCTACACTGGCGACAGTGGACATCAATGGCGGTAACATCGACGATGCGGCTATTGGCTCTACCACAACGTCTTCAGGCGCATTCACAACCTTGTCTGCCTCTGGCGGTATCACAGGCACACTTACAGGCAACGTAACTGGTAACGTGACGGGTGATATCACTGGCGACGTAACAGGTGACCTGACAGGTAACGTAACCGCATCCAGTGGATCTTCTAGCTTCAATAACGTGACCATCAACGGTTCGCTGAATATGAATGCTGGTACATCTGCTACGATTACCAACCTAACAGCTCCGGTGAATACCTTAGACGCCGCCACAAAAGGGTACGTGGATACGTCTATTGCTAACCTAGTTGATAGTGCTCCCGGCACACTGGATACGCTAAACGAACTAGCGGCTGCGCTGGGCGACGATCCAAACTTCAGCACCACAATCACTAATAGCATTGCTACTAAGCTGTCATTGAACGGCGGTACAATGGCTGGTGATATTGCTATGGGCAGTAACTCGATTACTGGCATGGCAGATCCGGCTGCAGCACAAGACGCTGCAACGAAGAACTACACGGATACTACATTCTTGGCGCTGTCTGGTGGAACCATGACTGGCGCTGTAGACATGGGATCTAATAAAGTCACCAGCTCTGCTACACCAAGCACAGGAAACGATCTCACAAATAAGACGTATGTAGACGGTGTACTTGGA